GTCCTCAACTACAGGAACAACATCAACCGCTGGAGCTTCTTGTACTGCATTTGCATTGTCTTCGAGAATTTCAACTAGATTTGCTCTTGCTAATTCCCTCATGCGTTCTTCAAATTCATATGAAACTTCTAATACTTGCTCTCTCTGAAATACTAAACCCGATTTAGTATCCATTAATGTACCACTTGTCAAATTTTTTACCTTCATATTAGTCAGAGCCTATTAGGCTCGTCCCTCCCTTCAATGTTCACTTAATGATTAGGTACCAACTGGAAGTTCAAGTTTAGCAACTGCATTTGCATTTCCTATACCAGCTGCTATTAATTCCCAACCCTTGAATCTGAAAAGATCGTATTCACGAATCATGTCAAATACAAGGTCTTCTTCAAGTAAGAACGAATGGCCAAGATATTCTTGTGATGTAAATGCATATGCAACGTTAGCTGGTACAAGATCGTCTTTGTTTGTGACTATGATTTGTCTTCCCATCAATGTTGGATAGGAATATCCACCTATCGTTACTTCTTTGACTAGCTCATTACCAAGCAATGAGTAATCCCATGCTACGATGTCTTCATACATTGCAAGCGGGATAAGTAGATATGCGGACTTTAAGCGTTTTGCATCATGTTTCTTAAATAATTCCGCAAAGTGTTTTTTGGTTACAGGCAATACTTGACCAGTCTGTAAAGTTACACCACTTTGTGCTTGAACCACAACCGTATTACCAGAAATTGTCAAAGCCGCCTTAACGGCATTCATAAATGCTTGGTCTTCTGCTTTTGCGATTTCTTTTTCCGTGTGTTGCCTAATTACGTCGGTTATTGGCATTTCGTAAGAAAGAAGTTCATACTGCTTTATCTGCATTTCCTTAGAAGATATTTGCATGAATGGTATCTCGTACCTGTCGCCAACAATGTATTGTGATTCTGTGCTACCACGGAAATCAATTGGTATTGCAGCTGGCGTATCAGGTTCAATATCTTTTATCATGACGACACTACGATGCTTAGTTGACCTTACCGTTTCTGCCCTACTCACAATTTGCGGTGGCAGTATTATACGGAAGAAAGAATCTTCTCTTATCTTCTGTCTCAAATAGGTTTGCGCCATATCCTTAACCGCACCCATTTCTTCAGCACTCTTAGTTATGCTAATGAAAGCCTCGTTAAGGTGTTTAGATTTCTGATCCACAAAAAGTCACCCCCGAATGTAATAATCTTAGACTAAAATCCTCTTACAATAGCTACTAATGTTGGGTTTGAAGAAACGATTTGTTCAATATACCCAACAATTACGTCCGTTGCTCCTGCCGGCTTAAGTTTTCCACCAGCTGCTAATGTAAGGGGTGTACCAACTGGATATGAGGAGCCTGTATCAAAATTATCCGTCTTGTATCTGACATCGCCAAGTATAAGTCCTACTGTCCCTGCCGCTTTCACCATCGGTTCTTGCGAATCACTAATGCAAAGATACCAAGGCTTGCTATTGGCAGTCGCTAATATAACCTCGCCTTTGTTGTTCACAGTTACCATTGCGCCTGGAAAGACAGTAACTCCATTTGCAAGCGGAAGACTGAAAAGTATAAGTTTGTCAAGCCCTGTTAAAATATCAAGCATGCCATTACACCTCCATATGTGTTAATTCGTTTACAAGTCTCTAATTTAGCTCACATTCCGTTTAGAGCATTCTCACAATGGCTTGTAGTGGAGACTCTGAAACTACATGCTCTACATAGCCAACTACGATGTCTTTTACGCCATCCGTAGGTGTTGTAGCTACTTTAAGCTTTCCACCAGGTGCTATTGCAAGCTCTGTACCCTTTGATAGTGAGGCACCATTGACAAAATTATCTGTCAAACATCTTGCATCACCTGCTATAAGTGCTACCGTTCCTGCCGCTTTCACCATTGGTTCTTGCGAATCACTGATACAGATATACCAAGGTGTGCTACTCGTAGTTGCCAAAATAACCTTCCCACTATCATCCACAGTTACCATTGCGCCTGGAAAGACTTTAACATCAGCTTCAGTGACACTGCCACCTACAGTTGCAAGTGGAAGACTGAAAAGTATTACTTTATCCATTCCGCTTAGATTTTCAAACATAGTATCGCGCCTCCATAATTAAAATTTGTCATTTGTTGTATTCAATAGTTTGAAATGAAGCTATGACTATTGGCCTAACTGAGTCTATTACTTGCTCCACAATTCCTATTGGCCTCGCATTGCCAGGTGTAGCTAATGTTTTCAGATAACCCGTCGTAGAAGAATAGAGTAAATCGCCTGGTTGAACTGGCATAAGGACTTTGTCGGTAATAATTCGCATGTTGCCGTACATCAGTGACACTGCATTTGCTGATTTTGTTGAAGGTTCACTCATCCTTGTAGAGAGCACCAAATAAACTGGGAAAAAGCCATCGTATGGTGGCAAAATCACACTGCCTACTGAATCGAGCGCTACCCACAAAAATTCAGAGATACTAGCTGGGTCTGTTGTGACTGAAAGACTGCGAGTAAATATCTTGTATATATTCAGGCCACTGAGTACGTTATTATGGAATTCCTTCACAAAAGGTTAGCCCTCCTGAGAATATATTCTTCCAGTATGTTTTCAGCGTGCAACGGCTTACTACCTTCCGCAGTACCAAATTCCAGTTCGCGAGTTGCAAGTTTCCAACTTAACTGCTCGTCCAACTTTTTTAGTTCATTGGCGCTCTTGTTAGATACTTCTGCAGCAAATTTAACTATCTCCTCTGGGCTCGAACCTAACTTCATCTTCTTTGTAAGCAAAGACTCGATTAATTGGCTTTTCGAAGTGTCAGATTGATCGCTTGCCTTCTTAGCGTGTGCCGTTAGAACTGGATCCATAGCTGAGAGCTTCATTACCTCTTCTTGATTAACTTCTGGCACATTCTTTTTATTATCCGCCATAGCCTGAAGGAGTATCATGGCCTTTAACATCTTCTCGCGTTTTTCCTGTTCTTCGCTTGCTGATTGCCTAGCACTATAGTTGTCTGTTATGTTCATTACTTTAGATGTTGCATCAATAGCAGGCAAAATTACACCGAGATTAGCATTTTTCTTAAGCGTTGTTAAAACTTGTTGGGCAATGAATGGTGTCATTGATCACCACCTGCCCAATTACTGAAGTTTGCTTTCTACATTATCAACGGACTCGGCTACTTCTGGTGGCACTGGCATGTTTTCTAGTTCTTTTTCAAATACCGCCAATGCTTCTTGCGCCATAGAAGAGAGCTCTGCATCTTGATCAATAACGTCAATTATTTCAGGCGGTTGTTGAAGTAACCATTGAGCAAGTTGAACAGGTGTAAGCTGTCTAAAATATTCTTTTAACTGTGCAAGTTCATCTGAAGATGGTTCTGATGGCACTTGTTGTGGTGCTACTGTTGGCGCTTCTGGCGCTGGGACTCCACCTACTGCCGCAGGCTGTTCTTGAACTTGTTGAAGCTCTTGTTCTATTTCTTCAGCTATCTTTGTCAAGAATCCCTCAGCCATGCCTTTACCAAAAATAACACCTTGGTTGTACAATTCTTGCTCTGCAGCAGACTTGACCATATCTTGCTTTGGTTGAACATTTGCTTCCTTCATAAATTCTTTTAAACTATCCACAGCTTTATACTGTTTTGCCATACTATGAATACCTCCCTTTGAATACGAATATAGTTATAGTGTTTCCCTTCTGAACCAATTATAAGGTGTAAACTCATCCTGCTCTAACCCCATGCTAGATCGAGCCTTCATAAGTTTGTAATCACGTTCTAATTCCAACACTAAGTACATAATGCCCAAGCCCGCAAAGATGTCGCGAAGAATACGTAAAATTTCACCAATCAATCTCCTCCTTTTCGTTGGCGGCAGCCTAGAAAACGCATCAAGTGTGCCCGCTGTAGCCTCCTTATATGCTCCATAATATATATTACTATTCATTCCTTCTGATGCAGTCTTTTTGACATCACATTTGCTTAACTTATACAAATTTCTTTTCTTTATTACATCTGATGCAAGCTCTGCTATCTTTGGTTCAAATTTTCCACGCATTAACTGAATTAACACTTGCTTGTCAGGTTGCAAATATTGCAAAGCTCCAACTAATTTTGCGATTTCATTTGGCTTTAACGGAACACCTAATAATGTAAAAGTCGTAATGACATCACCTAGCGGGAATTCACATAACTCTTCTAATAATTGTGATGGCATGTCTTGTGACTCTAATATTGCTTGTTCTATCTGATTGTACCAATCGCTTGAGCGCTCAGCAATTAGTTTCGTGCCTTGTGCGTCGACTTCTTTTTCTATCTCTGATTGCTTTTTTTCTGCTTGCTTCTGCCTAACGCTTGCGACTTTTTCGAGTACCTTTGCCGTTGGATCTGCTCCTCTTCTTACGAAAGATATATCAAAGAATACTGGATTGGGGTTTATAGCGTATACTTGCCCGCCATCAGGTAATACCGCATTCATTTGACTTCTTAAGTGATAACAGTACTCTAATCGATTTTTTGATTTGTGACCGCATATTGAGCAGACGTCATAATCCACCTTACAACCCATTGAGACATCTATCGTCTCACCGTTCTTTAATCTTTCAAGAATATCACTTGCTTTACTACGTGAGACTTCAACAATTAATTCCACTCTTTTCATCTTGTCATTCCAGAAAGCCTTTAGTACACGTCCAACAGCATTCTGTGGATCACTGTTTTGATGTTGAATAAACGCGTGACCTTGTTCAAATGTTCTGTAACTATTAATTAATTCAGATTCTGGAAAATAGTCACCATTTTTGTTTGAACCCCAATATTCTCCAGCGCCTAGCGCAACAACCAAGACATAGAACTTCTCATCATCTGCTTTCAAGGAATCTAAATATTTCTTTGCCTCAGGCAACGCTGCAGTTTTGATGTTTGGCAAATAATAATTGGCAAGTTGAACGCCAGGCTCACCCCAATCAAAACTATTTGAAACTATCTTGTTTATCATTATTATGCCCCCTTTTATTGGCGGTTGCAGGAATTTTAATCATCTGTTTGGCGTTTGTATACTCTTCATACTGTGTTCGATGTCCTGCAATTCCTTAATAAGTGTTGGCTCAACACCACCATACATATCTATTCTTCTGACTACCTGGTATGTTAGATTGGGGTCCAACAGCACGGAAGGGGCATATATCCCAATCGTTGAAATGCTATTTAATAGAAAATTGTCGTCCCAATTAGGATTTCTCTGCTTTACCTTTGCAATTGTATTCATTATCACCGGGCCATTCAGTGTTTTCAAATAGCTTTGTGCCTTCTTATCCATTAGTTCTGCAAGCTTTGTGATTATATTTCTTGGCATATTCACTTAACACCCCTTTCTACCGCTTAAAGGCTCGGACCCTGTCGCTCTTCTGGATTAACTGCTCTGTCAACCAATTTGTATGCTTTATTTGCTGCAGAATATGTTTGGTATAACGCTATTCTTGGTCTTAACTTTGTAGTATAATCTTGCTTCACTTTCGCCACAGCACCGCTAACGCCTTTGCCTATTTGTTTTCCAACCCATTTGAGAGACGGCAAAATATAGTTCTTGGCTGCTGCTCCGATAAACGAACCCAGCCCTGCTTCCTTGTACATATTTATTCGCTTTACTGTGTAAACATCAAATAGATATGTACCAGCATTTTTCAATATCTCTTTTTGCTCAGCCATAACGATTTCCTCCTTATCAGCGCAACAATTTTTTAACTTTCTTGATGTCATTTTTCATAAGAGCGTCGACCACCTCATACGTTTTAGCCATTGTTCCAACCGTTTTCTGCACACCACGGTTAAATTGAGTATTGTATTGATGGGCGGAATACCAATCTTTGACTGGATTTACAACTGTCTTATTCCACTTTGACCAAATTCCTTTTGCACGATCAACTAATCGACCATTATTACCAGCGTTCTTGACCAGTTTAGTGATTAGATAGGTATCAAATAATAACCTACCAGCTGTCTTATAGTGCTCACTGTATTGTGGAAACCATCCTTGGATATCACTGCCTTGGTGAATTGACGATTGCTTTATTCCTTTAAGTATATTAGGATCAAATTTGATCGGGTTCGAATCTTGTTTAGTTGGTCGTTTAGGAACAATTGGCCCTATGTGTGGAAATAACTCGGAATCTATGTTTGCTCTGTTTACTTCTCTGATTGATTGTTTAACAGCCAACGCACGTATTTTGCTATCTTTGTTTTTAGGGATAGAGTTAATCCAATCTGCCTGTAATCCAAGTAGTGCTCTTTCACTCTTCCAATTATCCATCAATTCCTTTAAGGCAGGATTCTTGTCTGGCTGTAGTTTATCCATTTGGTTAGATGTTTCACTTTGATTGAGTGCTGATTCCTTCTTTTGTAGAGGCAAATAAGGACTTTGTGCACTTTGACTATTTAAAATACGTTTTCTTGCTTGTACATTCTTGGCGTCAGCAATTGCCTGATTAACAGTCTTCCTGTATTTTGACCTACTAACATTTTTTGGAGGGTATCTAAGTAGATATGAACCTACTTCACTTGGATCCAGTTTATAGTTCTCAAACGTATTTGCTAGTTCGTGAACAAATGCAACATAATCTGGGTCTGCCTGATCACTTTTTGCATATTCTTCAAAGCTTGGCGTCTTTGGCCCAAAACCGATACTCGGCCCAATTGGTAAAACTCTAACCGTGAATAGTCTATTGTCTCTAAATGCTAATTTGCTTATTCTTTTTAACATTTGTTTTGACAATTCATCATTTCGTCTATGATGTTCGGCGTCCTTAATTAATCTAACGGTTGAATATGTGTTGAATAAAAACTTGCCGGCGGAGCCTATGTTTGCACTCATGTGATCACTCCTTCGTTGGTACAAAAATTTAGAGGGTTTCCATTTTGCGTATGGCAGATTGTGGCTTTAAGAGCTTAACTACTCGTTCTGCAACTTGCATAATTTGTTTTTCTAATTTTGGGGTCTCTTGACCTTCTGATTTTAGATTGTTTAACTGCTCGGCTTTTTTCTTAAATTCATTTAATGATGCAATAGTATCAACAACAGTACTTGCAATCTTATCAATGACATCATCTGGCACTCCTGCGTTCTTTGATAATTCAATAGCATATTGTGCTGCTTTGACGATGTATTTATCAAAAGCACTTGTCCGATACGCTGTATGCATTGCATCTATTATGTCCTGTGGGGATATATCATTCTGCCAAATTGATACTGCTACTTTCATTATAGACTTGTCGCCTTGAGAATATATAAGGTTGGCTAATGCTGATACTTTTGTGTGTACGTACGAATCTGGATTTTTCTGAATTAATTGTTGCGCATCGCTTATTGCTTGCCTTATCACTTGCTCATATTCCGTTCTATTAACGCCCTTTGGTATACGCTTAAGAAGCTCAACTTGTAGTTTAGACGGTGTTAAGTACTTTAAGGCTTGAACAATTTGCTCTACAAGTGTATTGTAGTCTAGTTCAAACTCTTGATTTGCACCTTTGAGATCTTCTGCGGCTTGCTTGATTTTAGTAAACTTTATGACAATAGTTGAGTCATCCTTCGGCTTTTCGTTAAGTTTGGCACTTTCTTCTTCAGACACGCCAAATAATTCCCTAAATAAATTCAAAGCGCCGTCATCCATATTGCTTTCCTCCAGCCCATCTAGATCGTATTCAGCTTCTTCGTTTTCTGATATGTTATCGTTGGATTCCACGCCACCGTTGTCATGTAAGACGGATAGTACATCTTCTAGCTTAGCTATATCAAATTCGTGAACACCGTTTGAAAATAGCTTTGCAAAGACTGCCCTATTGGCATTCTCAACTACTCTTTTTATTTGTTCCGTAGTTAAAGCTTCCCTAAGCGCTATATTTGCTATTATCTTGCTTAGAGGCTCGCCTGTTAGCGTATAACGCTCTGCTGCTTCTAAAGCAAGATCACTTAAATCTTCCATTTTGACACCTCCCTAAATTGTCTTCGAAAAGTACTTGTCTAGCATTCCTTTTTCCATTAGTCCAACAAAATATGCAAATAGTAGTGCATGGAACGTATCATCGGTAGATTCGTGATCGTATATAATTCTTCTGGACGCTTCAGAATAGTCTTGATATATATTCAAGAAATCATCGGCAAACGGTTCCCAGTATTCCCACTTTGGAAATGTGATCTTCTTCTCTTTGATCTTGAGCATTACCGTCGACATTGCATCTGTTCTGTTTAGTGTAAATTTGTATCCTTGTGAGTCCCACTTAATCAATGCATTTTGTGAACCAGAATGGTAAAATTCCACTACTCTTTCCGCAGAGCCTAACAGCTTTCTAAGCAATTGGTTGGTGCCACCACTGCCGATACCCCAGTCTGCACCAACAAGTGCTACATTAAATTGTTTGACCAATCTGACAACATCTTCTGCAACGTCTGTTAAATCTGATTCAATTCCCTTATATCGTTTAGCATAGACCACCTTAAACACATCACCTACAAAGCCACCTATTACAACAACCGTGTAGGCTGTATCACCCATTGTTCCACCTGGCGCATAGTCTATGCCAAGGTACAATCGTTCGCCAGAGAAATATTGCCCATCGAAACCATTAAGAAATGGCCTGTTCTCACATGCAGCAATCAGATCGCCTTTTGTGAATGGTCGTGCTGCATCTTCATATGGCATTCCTAATACTTCGTTATAGAACTGTGCTGACGAGTATTCCTCATGCTTTTCCCATATATCTTTCCATTTAATCCACGGAACAATTAATTGAGGTATTCTAATGCCCTTAAATGTGAAATCGCGTTTTGTATTGACCCACTGCCCATTGCTTAAATTAAGTTTGCTATGGCAATTTGAGCACACTAACCCTTCTTTTGCCACATTTCGCTCATCTAAGATGTTCCAGTGCCCACAGCTATCACATTTTATTGCGTACTCTGTCTGAGATGAAAGACCCCAGTAATATTCTATTGTGTTCTGATACCTTTTCGGTGTACCAGCTAATAATCGCCATTTATATTGACTATGTGACATAGTTTCAAATATTACTGGCAGAAAGTCCTTTGGTATGTCCTGCACTTCATCTACGTACACAGAATCTGCTGAGATACCTCTTACTCTATCGGGCGTATTGTACACGTAATCTAATACAATTCTGCTTTGATTTGTAAAACTCTTCTCAAACACTCTATCCACGCACGAAGAATCGAGATAAAACTGTTGAATGAATTTACTACCGCTGATAAATGTATTAAGCTTCTGGGAAGAAAATATTCTTGTTTGCTTAGAAGAAGGTGACACGTAAAGCGCATTAAAATATGGAATTAACAATGCTCTAGTAAGCATATGAACAGCTAACGTGGTACTCTTTTCTACTTGTCTTCCAGTCCTCAATATTATGTTTGGATGTATGCTATCGTGAACAAATCTCAAATAATTTCTGCCAGCAAGAGAAAATGGCTTGTTGCCTAGTGTCAGTATTGCTTCAGCAAAATAGCTTGGTTTGACTGTTCCCACTGCGTTTCCCTCTCTTACCACACGAAAGTATGTACATGACCAGTTTAAGACTGCGGATACCAAGCAGATGATATATAATCTCTATGAAAATAATAACATCTTTTGGAAACTAATCAGTCTTTTAAAATGCAAGAATACAATTACTCAACATTGCCGTTACCAAGGTAAGGGGGGGACCGAAGTGACAAAGTATGGTTATCTGCCAGACGAGGCAATTAAGATACTCCGAGAAATCTATTTTGGTAATGTTGATCCAAATACATTCTATGATACAACTGCAATCTCAACATTAAAGGCATGGGGTTATATAGATGAGCAAGGTAAAGTAACAAAACAGGGAGTAGAGGTCCTGAGAGTGTATGGTGAAATTTAGAGTTTACTCTAGCGATAAAAAAACAGTAATGTATGCTGCAGACAACGCAGTCGTCAATGTCAACGTTAGCCACTCTAGAGCGCAAAACCCATATGTGACGTTTGACACTGTGGTATATTTTGAGTCGTATATAGCTCAACCAGAAAGTGTATCTGTTAGTTGTATACATATGTTAAGTGACGGAATTAATACATTACAGAAGCTAATGGGCGATTTTTTCAATCCAAATGTTACCAAATCAATCCTTCCAAGCATGATAGCGGTAATAGCTAATGACAATGATATAAAAACGGGCACAATAAAGAGCGTATCAATGACTTGGTCTGGCACTATGAGCGATGCGGTAACGATGAATTTCCTTATTACAATCCACGACACCAGTCAACTACCTAATCTTACAAAAGAAAGTCAAATTCCAGACGCTAAAATCGATGAGGGCAAACCGATTTTGCAAACTGTGTCGCTTAGTCTTAAAAACAAAGGGGAAATAGAACTAACAAATTTAAAGGTTACATCTATTACATTTATTGCAAATTCAATTACCACTGTTTACCCAACTACTAAATACAATTATGTTCAGCGTTTTAGAATAGAACCTATTGAGTTATCACTCTCAGCCAATATACCATTAGAAAGCTATACTACAGACTATAAGAACATTGCCGATTCTTTCAATACGACTGACGGCTTAGTCGTAGTAAAAGTTGGAACGAAGGGCCAAACAAAGGACCAAACAAAGGACGAAAAAAAGGAAACGGCAATAATAACAATGGATGTACGGCCATTGAATTTCTCGGTGAATTTCTCTCAACCAATTTTGTCCGTTTCACTTTCTGGATTTTATGTATCTTGATGCAAGGAGTGTGGTCATATGCCCGCACAAATGCCTTCAGAGATAATTAGAAACCGTCGTCAAGAATTATTAGCAACACCAAAGAAACGTGAAGGCTCATTATACGAAATTTCTAAGTTTATCCGCGAAACCAACAACT